ATTCAAATGGTAGCACAACGAATGAAGATCCTTGACTATATCAAGCGGCACGGCTGCATAACAGCAAGGCAGGCCTTTGATATATGCAAATGTAACAGCCCGCGGAAAAGGATCTCCGAGTTAAGGGAGAAGGGGTACCCGATCGAGGACAGGTGGCGCCAGGATGAAGAAGGCCGGCGCTGGAAGGAGTATTACCTTTATGAACAGCAAAGCTAAAGGCGGACGCGGAGAGAGAGAGTGGGCCGAGTATTGCCGCGACCACGGCTTCGTAGAGGCCCACAGAGGCACTCAATACCATGGGGGCTATGATTCACCAGACGTGACCGGATTGCCCGGTATACACCAGGAAATCAAACGTGTGGAGAAGCTTAATATCCACGAGGCTATGAAGCAATCGGTCCGCGACTGCGAGGGCAAGGCAATACCGATCGTGGCCCACCGACGTAACCGTGAAGAGTGGCTGGTAACTATGAGAGCAGAAGAATGGATGAGGTTATACAAGACATGGCTGAAAGAAGAATGTTCGCCAAAACAATAATAGACAGTGACGCCTTCCTGGATATGCCTCTGTCTGCACAAGCACTGTATTTTCATCTGTCAATGCGGGCAGATGATGAAGGCTTTATTAATAATCCTAAGAAGATACAGCGAATGGCAGGGGCATCAGACGATGATTTGAAATTGCTGATAGCAAAGAACTTTATTATTCCATTTGAATCCGGGATCGTCGTTATTAAACATTGGCGAATTCACAACTATATAAGAGCTGATCGGCTTGTCGCGACTAAGTATCAGGAAGAACGAGGACAATTAGAGGTCAAGGAAAACGGGTCCTATACACTGTCTGAAGCCATACCTGAACTTGAGGCCATGGATTCCGATGACAAAAGGAAAACGGCCTATAAGAACAGCTCGCTTCCTTATAGTTTCACCTACAAGATAAAAAGAGCGTTTGAAGGAAAAATCTGTCCGGTATGTGGCAAGACAATGACGTCAGCATACAAGTCAGCTATGCCTACTATTCAACACAACTTGCCGATTTCAAAAGGCGGAACTCACGAACTGGATAACATCTCAGTGATATGTGAGAGCTGTAATGTATCCATAAAGGACAATGAAACAGAACCCTTAAACAATGCGGACGTCATCGAAATTTGGGACAGGATTATCAAGGCTGAACAGGAAAAAGCAAACTGGTTCCAAAGCCCTTCTTCCCTATGGCAGGCAACTGACAGACAAGTGACAGACATATGTCCGTCAAATGACAGCATAGGTAAGGATAGTATAGGTAAGGATAGTATAGGTAAGGTAAGTAATAAGCGCTTTACAGCGCCCACCGTCACCGAAGTGCAGGAGTACATCACTGAAAAAGGATACAGCATGAACGCAGAAGCCTTCGTGGACTTCTACACTTCTAAGGGGTGGAAGGTAGGCAGTCAGCCTATGAAGGACTGGAAGGCAGCAGTCAGGAACTGGAACAGACGGGACCGGGAAGATAAGCGGCCATCCTTTAACAACTTCCCACAGCATGAGTACAACATGGACGATCTTACCAAGAAGGCTAAGAGGAGAACGTAATGATAGCGGAAGTAATGAACCTCACCACAGTTAATGGTGATGAGTATTTCACAAGAGAGCAGGACGCGGAAACCATAGCACAGCACATTTACAAGAAAATGAAAGTATGGCTCCCATTTAACGATCGAGGCAGGGCGTTTGACATAGTGCTTCGAAGGCATGGACATAAGGTGATCTGCACAGATGGTGATTTCTTTGAAACAGATCCTCCGGAAGGAACGGAAGCGGTTATTTCTAATCCGCCTTTCAGTAAGAAAAAAGATGTGCTGAAGAGACTTGATAAGCTGGGCCTGAAGTATGCCTTAATCGTACCGCTCTTGTTTTTAAACGACGGTGTACCGTTTGATTATGCAACGCAAGTGATGATGTTCAGGAAGCGTATGCATTTTACCGTAGGGGGGGGGTATAGAGCTGAACAAACCCCGACAGAATTGCGTAGTTATAAGCAACGGATTGCTTACACATGATTTCATCATTATCCATTGAGGGGAGGATGACAAGGAAGAAACAGGAAGCACTTGACGCATTAGAACTGTACCACAGGAACATGACACACATCCTGGGACCGGAAGACGAAAAGGTAAAGACCATAGAGACTTGCATAAGGCTGATAGAGGAGATAGAGGATGAATGAATTAAGGCCGTGTCCGTTCTGTGGCGGAGAAGGGTGCATACAAGAACACGTATTTAAAGGGCTTGCAAGTACATATGGAGCCGTGTGCCTGGATTGTTGCGCAGAAACACGGCAATTTTTCGAAACCGAAGAGGAAGCAATTAAGGCGTGGAACAGGAGAGCGAAGGATGAATGATCCGATAAACAGACAGGATGCGATTAATGCCATGATGGCATTGCAAGCGGAAGACGATGAAGCCTATGGCTGTCATATCCCAGAGGGGTTTGACGGAGAGAGGGCAAAAGAAGCACTTAAGCAGTTACCATCCGCACAGCAATGGATACCGGTAAGTGAGAGACTACCAGAAAAGAAAACTGAGGTTATTTATTCTCTGGAAAATCATTATGTATCTACGGGGTATATGACCGATAGAGATTATGAAGGAAATATAGTTGAACTGCATTGGGAAGATCTTGAAAGTGGGGTGCTGATATACCCAGAAGCATGGATGCCGTTGCCAGAACCATATCATGGAGGTGATGAGGAATGAAAGGATTATTTATACCAGAAATAACAGCCGAGATGTTTCGGAATGGATGCCTTGAAAGTATCGAGGCACTTATGGCAGAGGGTAAGATATATGATATTGACTACGAACCAGAACAGAAAACGGGGAAGTGGAAAGGGTACAATGCCGATAACCAGAATTGGCTAAGAACTGATGGAAGCCCTGTGTTTTTAATATGCTCAGAATGTGGGCAAGTGGTGGTTAATAATTTTTCTGCTCATTGGAACTATTGTTCTAACTGTGGGTGTAAGATGGAGGTGGAAGAATGACCATCGTTAATATGCAATTATGTAAAAGCCCAAGCGAGATAAACAAGGCTATTGCATCAAATAATAAGGAAGGTTGGGAAGGGCTTTATACGGCAGAGCAAATTATAAGTATTACGTATGTCCCATATAAAGAATGCTTTATCGTGTTTTGGAGGGAAAAACTCTGATTGGAGGTGGAAGGATGAGCCTACCAAACACGTTTAAGAATCCATGGGCTTGCGAAAATACTGTCCATGGAAGTGGATTTAGGGGGATGGAACTTGAATTATTCTTATGTCCTAAGTGCGGTTCAGAGCCATCAATGGTCGATGAGTACCCAAGTGGCATAGGGATGATTTGCATTAATTGTGGCTTTGGAATAAGGCCAATGAAAAACGAAGTGCAAGCAGTTGAAACGTGGCAAAAAGCAGTAAGGCAGTATTGCGAGGTTAATAGGAGGACGGAATGACAATTAACATATCACAGGAAGACTTCGGAACGCTTTGCATCTGTGCAATAAGGTACTGCCACGGAAGAGAAACATACATGCCGTCACTTGTGCAGAGTATATGTAAGGCACATCTTAAGGAAATATCAGACAAGGATCTGGCTGTCATGATAGACGATTGCCGATTCCAGAGAAACATGAACCTTTATGGTAATGAGCATATAGACAAACCAGATTGGCTGAAGTGGGAAGTGACATTACTGGATGAGGAGGGAAGAAGAGGGAATGGATGAACTCAACAATAACTCGACAAAACTCAACAATAAAAATGACAAGTTAATCAGCAGACAGGCGGCAATTGATGCGGTTAATGATGTTATTGCGGACTATATCCCAAACATATATGGACGATATGAGGCACTACCATTTGAAATGGCATCGGCTATCAATCGTTTGCCATCCGCACAGCCAGAAATCATTAGGTGCGGAGAGTGTAAGCACAGCTTCCTGCATGACAATGGCGAAAAGATAAGCAGGATATGCGGACTTACAAGAATGTGCGGAACTACTCCAGACGATTGGTTCTGCGCTGATGCAGAGAGGAAAGAAGAATGAATGATCTGATAAGCAGACAAGGCCTGCTGAAACGCCTGGAAGAAAAGAGCGGTATGAATACTCCGGAGTGGTTAGTCGAAACTATTAACGAAGAACCGGGCATAGAGATAGAGGAACCTGTGCTGGCCTGCGCGGTGGAACTGCTGCGGGTAGCGGCTAAGGTAGGAGGACATAATGACAGACGTACAGAGGGCTGACTTAAACGAGTATATATTTCGTGCCAGAGAGTGCTCGCATTGCGATTCAGCCTGCCTTACTGATGCAGGCACGATCAAGGATTATATCGAGGAGAACGGCGACCATTTAAGCTTTGAGAGCATTGAAAGATTTATCCGGGAAAGACGCTTCGCAGGCGGGACGCGGGACAGAGGACGCAGATTTCTATACAGGTGGAAGATGTGGAAGGAGGGCGTCGACATTGGCGTGATCGTCGGCCAGTACATGGACCAGTTTAATCACTCCAGGGCTTGCGAGATAATCGGCTGCTCGGACCGTGATCAGTACGGGTTCTGCAGTAAGAGATACCGTGTAAGAGCAAGCTGTCCGACGCTTAAGCAGATAGACGAGCTGGCAAGAGATCCGGAAGGCAGGAAGAAGGCTGAGAAGAAGGAACCCGATAAGGGCGACTGGCTGTTCGAAAAGGTATGCAGCTATAAAGATGCGGCCTGTGCCGTGTTCAAAGGAAATATCTGAGGATGATAAGAATGAAAATGATATTTGACCTTATAACGCTCATATGTCTTGTGATCGTTATTACAACACTATTGATAGGGCTGAGAAAATAGGGAGCTTGTAAATTGCAGGACTACTATCACTACGAGTACATATGCCCATACTTAACGCAGGTAATTAAGCATAGAGTCACCTGCGAGAGAGGATGCTGCGTCATCTTCAGCAATGCTGAGGAGGCGCGGCGTTTTCTGCGTACGTACTGCTGTGGTGATTATGGAGCCTGCTCTATTGCTAAGATGCTGAATGAATTCTGGGAAGGAGAAGAAGAATGAAAGTCATAATCGAAATTGATGAAGACCTTTATGAAGATGCAAAAAATGATTCGACCACTAGCTTGGAGGAGCTGGACGCGGTACACGCAATTAAACACGGGACGGAGCTTATCACGTGTAAGGATTGCATATGGTACCACAACGAATTCGTTTGGAACTGTGAAGAGATTCATGTTTGCGGTGCAATATTTCCTCAGCCGCTTTGTAAGGCAGATAGCTTCTGCAGCAGGGCAAGGAGGAAAGATAAACAGGAGGGAGCGCAGGAATGAAAAGCTATAAACAACGTTATGAGGAGATGAACAAATACTACCTGGACCGTATTAAGAAGTTGCAGGACCAGCTGCATGCGGAGAAGGTGGCACGGGAACAGATCGACAGCATGTATCAGGGATATGTGGCTGAGATCGTAAAGAAGTACGGGCTGCCGGAGAGCACGGTTTTTATCGAGCCGAAGCGCATAGACCTTAACACCATGATACTCGTAGAGCCTATGAAAGACGGGAAGATATGCATACGGGCTGTGGAAAAGCCAGCGGGGGAGAATAAACCGGATTGATTTTATACAATAAAGGCGTGGACAGCGCCGTGGTTATACCGTGAGGTAGACAGGAAGTGAGATGAATGGAAAAAGGGCAACACCCTAACTCAAGGAAAAATCTAAAAAGTTTTGTGGCCGGGGATCCGAGGACTACGGAGTGTGCAAAGAAAGGCGCTAAAGCAAAGAACGATAAATACAGAAGCCTGCGTGATGTATTCCGGCAGGAACTGACAGAGGAAAACAAGCAGAAGATATTGAACGTTGTAACGAGCATGGCCCTTGAGGGTAACCTGCAGGCGCTGGACCGTCTTGTAACCATACTGGGTGATTCGTCCAGTACACAGGTAAACGTGGAAGCACAGGTGGGCGGCGGCGTGATCATGATGGAGCGGCAAGAGGATGGAGACAAATAACATCATCTGGAAACCGCAGGCGAAGCAGGCCACGTTCATGAGGCGTAAAGAGTTTGAAGTGCTCTATGGCGGAGCAGCGGGCGGAGGCAAGTCAGACGCACTTGTAATAGAGGCGCTGAGACAGGTACACATACCACATTACAAGGCCTTGATACTCAGGAAGACTTTCCCACAGCTGCGTGAACTCATTGACAAGAGCCTTATATATTACCCGCAGGCGTTTCCAGGAGCGAGATATAATTCATCCTCGCATACCTGGAAATTCCCAAGCGGGGCGCGTGTGATCTTCGGATCCATGAACAGACCGACGGATAAGATCCAGTATCAGGGCCAGGCGTTTGACGTCATCATGTTCGACGAGCTGACGCACTTTACGTTCGACGAGTACATTTACCTGCACTCCAGGTGCAGGCCTAACGGCCCCGGTACACAGTGCTACATAAGATGCACCTGCAACCCCGGCGGCATAGGCCATGCGTGGGTAAAGGACCGCTTTATAGATCCTGCCCCGCCCATGACGCCTATAGAGGACAAGTCCACATGGACAGATCCTGAAGGGAAAGAGTTTTCGGCCATACGCCACAGGATATTCGTGCCGAGTACGGTATTCGATAACGAGGAGCTGCTGCGCAACGACCCGTCATATATCGAGAGGCTGGCAGCATTACCGGAAGCAGAAAAGAAAGCGCTCCTGTATGGCGACTGGGACAGCTTCAGTGGACAGGTATTTCACATAGACGACGATCCGCAGCACTACGAGGACGGCAGGTGGACACACGTCATAGAGCCTTTCAAGATACCGGCAGACTGGAAGATCGTATGCGGCATGGACTGGGGCTATGCAAGGCCGTTTGCCGTTGGGTGGTTTGCTGTAGCCAACACCAGGCACAAGAACGGCAACAGCCCGATATACATGATCGCAGAGTATTACGGCTGCACAGGCACACCGAACGAAGGCATCAAGGCTGAGCCGACGGAAGTAGCGCAGAAGATCCGCGAGATCGAGGAGACCAATCCTGATCTTAAGGGCAGGCAGATAACGAGAGTCGGAGATCCAGCCATATGGGGCAAGCAGGCGGGAAGCTCGATAGGCGAACTGTTTGAGCGAGAGCGCATCTACTTTGAGCGGGGCATCAACGACAGACTTAACGGAAAGATGCAGCTGCACTACCGCTTATCCTATGACGACGACGGGTATCCGATGTTCCAGGTATTTAACAACTGCAGGCACTGGATAAGGACGATACCGTCGCTTGTATACGACGAGAGATACGTCGAGGACGTTGATTCAGATGGTGAAGACCATCTTTACGATATGACGAAGTACGTTTTAATGCGTAACCCGATCGTCCCGCCGATGAAGCCGGCGAAGAAACCTAAACCATATAATCCGCTTGATACGGATATGGATATAGACGGACCGATGGACAGATACGAATTCTACAGGAGATATTAATTACAAGGAGGACTCCAAATGTTTTATGAAATCGAAGCAACAGAAGCAGCAAAGGTAACGCCTGACATGTTTCCGCTGAAGGCAGGTACGCCTGTAAAAATCGCCAGCGGCGTCATGGTAGAGGCCAACGACTCCTACGCGCATGGGCTTATCATGCGTAACGAAGAGACGATCCCGCCGCAGGAGAGTATGTTCTGCTGCGTGGCAGGCGTAGTCGATCTTAACGCGATAGCGCTGAACTTAGGCTATGAGCTGTCATCAGACGCGGTAGCAGCGCTCACAGGCATACGCGGCATCAAGATCGCAGACATGGGCGACGCAAAACCTGTAACTGGCATCACGATGTCTGACGCCACTGCGTCCATCGTTAAGAGTACAGGAAACAAGACCCTTACCGCTACGATCGCACCCGAAGGGGCTGATCCTGAGTACACCTGGACGACATCTACCGACAAGGTAACGCTGGAAGAGGTGGCAGACCATCCGGAGAAGATCAAGGTGAAAGCAGGGGCTTCAGCAGGC